CATCAAAATAGATGGTGAATTTCATCGCGCTGTTTATTCAATGCCATACGGAAACCATGATGAATCAATGCAAAAATTTGCAGATGAGCATTACATGGGGCTAGAAATCCAAGATTCATCTCCTTGGAATGCAGGAACAAAATTGTATATATTCAGAAAAAACAAAAACAAAAATTAATAAAATATGAAAATAACAAAAGGAAAACAACAGCGCGCCCAGCGAGTAGTCATCTACGGAGTTGAGAGCGTAGGCAAAAGCACATTTGCGGCCAAATTCCCAAGGCCCCTATTCTTGGACATCGAGGGCGGAACAAGTCACCTGGATGTTGACCGCTGCGAGGTCGGGACGTGGAAGCAACTGACGGACGCTCTAGCTGAGGCTAAAGCGACCGACTACAAAACCATCGTCATCGACAGCGCAGACTGGGCAGAGCGCCTGTGCGTTGAAGACCTACTCGCCAGCACCAAAAAGACCAGCGTCGAAGATTTTGGCTTTGGTAAAGGGTGGGTAATGGTAGCGGAGCGCATGAGCCGGTTCCTGTCGTCAGTCGATCAACTCATTGACGCCGGAAAGAACGTGGTGATGATCGCTCACTCTAAAATCGTCCGCTTCGAGGCTCCAGACGCCTTGGCAGCATATGACCGATACGAGTTGAAACTCAGCAAACAATCGGCTCCGCTATTGAAAGAGTTCGCGGACGAGCTTTGGTTCCTACGGTTTAAGACCAAGGTATCAACGACAGACAGTGGCAAGGGAAAAGGCATCGGCGGCAAGGAGCGGATCCTCCTAACTACGCACTCCGCAGCCTACGATGCAAAGACGCGCAGCGGCCTTGCGGAAGAGTTGCCGCTCGAATGGGCATCGGTCGCGCATTTGTTCGAAGCCGTTGCAACTAAACAGCCAGATCATATTGTTGACGCCAACGAAATGGTCGGATGGCAGGCACGGCTCGCAGAGCATGAGGGCGCGGTAAATCAGTTCTTGCTCGCTCGCGGAGTATTAACGAGCGAACAGACTTGGCGCGACTGCGCACCGGAATACCTGGAGCGCGTTGCGCTTCGCGTCGATCAGTTCGTCAATACGGCGGTCGAATGGAGGGCAGCAAATTCGTGACAAATACTACCCATTATTTGCAACATCACTTATACCTTAAGTATTTAAAATAAAATGAGTAAAGAAATATCACCTAGCACGCTTCCCAAACTTGCCGAATGCGCCTTGTTCGAGGGCGCAGGCGGATCGAGCGCGGCAGCGGAGCGCGGCACGGCGGTAGACATTGCGATCCGAAACCTGATAGCAGGAAATGAGATTGAACCTATGTCAGATGTCGTCGGGTTTGATTTTAGTCCCATCGACTTCGGGGTCAAACAACTCAAGCGACTCGCGAGGCATTCGTTCATCGAAACTCGCGAAGAATACTTGGCGATGGCAGTTCCTGGACTAAGCAAGCTCGGAACGGCGGATGCAGTCTGCAAAGAGCAGAAATGGGTTGCTGACATCAAAACTGGACAGGTGCGGAACTATCGCGAGCAACTCGCGGCTTACGCATTGGCGTGCATGGAGGACAACTTCGACACGAGTTGGACGGCGCACGTCATATATGTCGATCAAAGCATGATTCGTAGCTATGATTTTAGCTACGAGGAAGCTCAGCAAATAACAAAGCGCACAATAGACCGCGCAACAAGCGCGGAGGCCAAGCCGACGCCTTGCGAGTATTGCAGTTGGTGCAAGCACTACAACAGCTGCCACGCCATCGTGCGGCAGGCGGAGAGCGCTATCGCGCTTATCCCAGACATCAACGGAAACAGCATTGAAGCGATCCGCCAGCGTATACTCGCAACAGCGGAGTCGATGGGAGCATTCGCGAAGGAGTGGAAGCTCGCAGAAAAGGAGATCGCCGAGCCGGTGCTCGGTCATCTCAAGACGAGACTCGAAAACGGGGACGAAGTTCTAGGATGGAAACTCACCAGCATGAGCGGAAGGAAATTTGTGGAAACAGAAGCAATAGCCAAAGCAAGCCAAAACATCACAAAAGAGACATTGATCTTAGCAATGGGCGGTAAGCTATCAGAAAAGAGTTATCTGGAACTCTGCGCCAATAACGGCGTGGAGCCAGACCAAACGGCGATCAAGGCGGGATCACCGACAACGCAGTTACGCCAAACAAAAATAAAATAGAAAACAAAAATGCCAACATACAAAGCAAGCGAACCAAAACAAGCGGCCATCTACTTCGTAGAGCCTGGAACCTACGAAGTCGAGATCGTGAAGGCGGTCGAGAAGACTTCCCAAGCCGGAAACCCTACCATCAAGCTCGACGTAGCCGTCATTCTTGAAAGCGGCATCGAGGGGCCGAAAATGTGGGAACATCTCACGTTCACTCCCAAGGCAGCGTGGAAGGTTGATCAAGTGCTTTCGAGCATCGGTCGCGCCGTCATCCCAGGCGAAGACGTAACGGTCGAAGCCGAAGACTTGATCGGAGAAAAAGGCGTCTGCCTTATCGGCGTCGAAGCAGGACAGACCAACCCAGATCACCAGTTTAACTGCGTGGAGCGGTGGCTCTTCGGAGACGAGAAAACCAAATGGCTAGGCAACCGGCGCAAGCCAGCGGCCAAGACAGACAAACACATCGTTGCTAAAAGCAACGGATACGTTGCACAACCCCAAGACGAAACCGACGATATTCCGTTTTAAGAAATGAACGGAACTCTCTCTCTCCGGTTGTGTATTTGCATGAATGACTGCCCTGTTGGCCTACGTCTCGAAAGGGGCGATCCGCTGCCAGTATACCAGCATACATACGACGACTCGCCGGAGGGGAGAGCACTCGCGGAAACCCACCTAGAAAGAATAGAAGACTATGTTCGACGGCATAACAAAGATGTTAAATCTCGCAAGACTAGTTAAAGAACAGATGAATGATCTTGAATTACTTGTTGAATTATTAAACATTCGCGTCGAGTCGCTCACAGAAGAGAACGACCGACTCATAAAAGAAAACAAGGCGCTCCGCCAATTTCTCTCAGGCCAAGATGAATAAACAAGAATGGCGCGGGTATCCGCTCCGGTGTTGGCCTAACCACCAAGACGACTGCTACCGATGGGACTGGGAAATCCAGATCGACGGCAAGTGGGTCGAGGTTGTAACTCAAGCAACTAGGTGGATCGAGGCGGAAGCCGAGGAGACTTTGCAGCGTTATTTGACAAACAGAGTCAAGTAAATATATTCAAATTTAGGCCGTGAAAAAGCCTTTCATTCATGCAACATAAACACCAACAAAATCCATTTTCCCTTCGTGCGCGTCGGAGCCTTTGCATGGGCCAATTTTTCAGCCGACAAGCGCGAAGGGATTTTTTCACATTATGCAAACGGAACTTCCCGATCATGCTCTCGAAGAGTATGTCATTCGGGCCTTCAATTCATCGCGCAGACGCGGCGCAATCGATAGGCTCGACATAGCACAGCAATTATTGCCTTACGGCGCTCATCCTGCCTATTGGCAGGCAGCAAAGAAAATAGCAGACCATGTGCTCGATCACATGGCAATGCAGGGTAAACTACACAAAGACGACCAAGGTTGGTGGTATCTTGATGGGGGGCTGAAATGAACATCGAAGAAGCCCGGCAACGCCTGCCATTACCTGATCTCATGGCAAAACTAGGTTTGGGAGATTACGCAAAATCAAAATCCAAATCACCATTCCGCGATGAGAAAAACGCATCGTTCGGAATATACCATACCAACGGTCGCTGGCGTTGGAAAGACCACGGCACGGGAGAAGGTGGGGATGAGATCGATTTCCTAGCCAAGCTCGAAAACAAAAGTAACCATGACGCGATGTTGGCTTACGCTGAACTTGCAGGAATGCCGATCCACGAGAAGCGACCAGAACCTGCGCGGTTCAAGTTAAAGACGAGCACTCCGACAACATCCGACTGGAGCAAATACAAGGCAGCGGCAACAGACGAGTTTCTGCACAAGCTCTCAGAGCAAAGGGGCGTCAGCTTCAATATAATGAAGACCGCTCGCGACAATGACATACTTGGCGCATCTGGAGATCAACCGGCATTTAAATCTGGTGATGGCGCTCACGTCAAATGCGCTGGGGGAGGGTGGAGGTTTGAACCAAAAGGAACGCAGAATGTGCCGCTTGTATTTGGAGATCAAAACTCCAAGAACGTCTATTTCTTCGAGTCGCAATGGGACTTGCTCGCCATTGCCGATATGATCGGTGAAAGTTGGAATACCGTATTGTGGGTGGCATCGAGGGGGGCAAGTAACGGAAAGTGCATCGAAGCCTTCGCGGAAGATCGCAAGGTCTACGCATTCCCGCAAAACGACACTCCAAAGAAAGATGGAAAGATACCATCCGAGGCGTGGATGCAGGATGCGGCTTCGGTTTGCAAGAATATCCTGCGCGTGAGAACGCCGTCGAAATTCGGCGACGCTAACGACTGGATTCGATCAAAGGAGACTAACCGTAGGGAGGTCATCGCAGCGATCAAAAACGCAACCGATCCGGCAATGGTAGGAGTCGAGATGCATAGTTTCGAGGAACTATTCAGTTTCGTCCCGAAGGAAGACAACACGACGCTTCTCGGAGATCGGTGGGTATGCCAAGGCGGTCAGTTGCTTATCGTTGGTCAGTCAGGCGTAGGAAAATCATCACTAACCGTCCAGGCTGCAATGTTTTGGGCGCTCGGAATGCCATTCTTTGGAATAAAGCCAAGACGCGAACTGAAAAGCCTATTCATCCAAGCCGAAAACGACACGGGCGATATGGCAGAAATTGTGCAGGGCGTCATGTCCTATGTCGTCGCAAATTGCGGCCTGCCACAAGCACAGGCTGTAAGTAAGCTAACCGAGAACATCACATTTGCGCGTGTCACTTCTCAGACCGGCGCCGACTTCATCGACGTTGTCGGCAGGTTGCTCGATAAGAAGGGAGACTGTGACTTGGTATTTGGCGATCCGCTCTTGAGCTATATCGGCGATGATATAAGCCAACAGAGCGTCGCCAGCTCATTCCTGCGCGGACTATGCAACCCCATTGCATTTCAGCGTAAATTCGCATGGGTATGGAGTCACCATACAGGCAAGCCACAAGGCGACTCCAAGAGCCGCGCACATTGGAATACAAATGACTTCGCCTATGTCGGACTCGGATCATCCGAACTCACAAACTGGGCAAGGGCGATATGCGTCCTTCAAACAACAAAGGAGGATGGCACATTTCGGCTTCTATTAGCCAAACGTGGACGTCGGGCTGGCGTAGTTGATGAAATAGGTGATTCGACTACTCAAATAGGTTTAAGGCACGGCCAAGTCGGTCTCTATTGGGAACCATGTGCGCTACCAACAGAAGAGCAGGGATCGAAAGAGAAGGGAAAACCTGGAGCACCCAGCGCGTTGAGCGAAGTTGAAAAACAGGAGGCCATAGCATTTATTTCATGTTTTCCAGAAAACGAACAACTTCGAACATCAACCATGCAAGCCTGTAAAGATCGATTCAAATTGAAGTGCCATATTGAAACTATCAAAAATGTCTGGAAAACGCACAAAACAGAGGCCGCAAAAAAATAATTCAAATAATTCAAAAAAATGGTATTTTTTAATTCCTTGAGATCCACAAAAAATTACCCACAAAAAACCCCCCTAAAGGGGGGGGTTATTTTTTTGTTGGGGCAATTTATTATGTGGGACTCGGCCCCGCAAAAAATAATTGTTTTTTGCAGGCCGCTTTGTCGATAGGGTGAAGACGAAATGATTTAACACTTTTATAGGCGTTGATACGTGGATGTTTGGATGCCTATAAAAAAGCCACTGTTTTTCTTGGTGGGAGCGGTTGGAGAAAAGCGCCCTTTATTCAGAGCCAAAAAACAAGAAACTATTTGCAAAAGAAAAAAACTATGCGAACAAAGACATTCGATGCACGACCAAACGCGAGACGCCGCCGAGTACGACGAAGCCAGCTACACGCCAGACTTTTATTCGTTCGACGATCCCACGGCGGGCCACGCATTCCGCATGACAGCGTATCGGGAAGCATCGGAGAAACTCTTGGTTGTTCTCAACAAAACGATCAGTTTTCTAGCCGAGCACGGCTACTCTCGAAGCAAGACATTGTGGGGAGTTGCGTTCGCCTTAGGGCATCCGCTCACCGCGGGGATGTCGATGCTGGAAGCGGGACGCGAGCTAGGCTGCACCAAGCAGGCGATCTCGAAAATAGCAATGGACTTTCTCGACACGACAGGCCTACCGCCTAGCACTTCACTCAAAAGCGAAGAAGCTCGAAATACCTACAGAAAAACCAACACGAATAAATATGGAACCAAACGAAATAACGGCACTCACCCTGCCAGTCATTGAACAAGAAATACGGGCCGCATATACCGAAGCCAACGCCCTAGCCGTAACGGCCAAGGGCAACGCACGCGCCGCCGTCCTTCGCATGGCAGACTGCGGGCAGATGCTCATGGTCGCCAAGGATCACGTTCGCGGCAACCGTAACGAGTGGCTCGCTTCGCTCGGCATCGACCCAGACAAGGCAGCCAAGGCCATACACCTAGCACGCAACCGAGACCAACTAGAGCTAGACCTATGGCCGGCAGACATGGCAAAGCTCGGCGCTCAGATGCTCGGCATCCTTCCGCCTCCAGGTTCAGCGGGTCGCGAGGAGAACGACCCCGAACGGACAACGGGCGCGAGCACGCATTGGCTGACATACGCAGGCAAGCTGCAACGCTCGTTCGCCGACCTATTCACGCGCAAGCCGGTGGAGCAATGGCGGGCAGATGAGAGGGAATCATTAAGGATCGCAATTAAGCCGATAGCAGAGCTTTACGAGAAATTGAAATGATGCGAAACCTTTCAAAAAACTTGGGAACCCTCCGCAAGTAGCTCTCCCCTACGGG